GCGAACCTTCATCGAAAGATTGTAGAACAAATGAGATCTCGTGCACATCAAGACGAAAACAAAAAGATAAGTTACGGAATCTTCTCCACGAGCTATGATTATATTTGTGGGTACGCATTATATTATTCTTCCGCAATTCAGGGCGATACTGAAAAAAATAGTTGACATTTTATAAATTTTATGGGATACTGTCTATAGCAAGTCGGGAGATTTGCCGACTTGACTTTAGCTAATTGAGCAAAAAAACTAAGGAGAAACCAATGGCTCTTGATTTAGACCGCATGCGTGCAAAACTTAATAACGTTACCGGAAAAGGTGACGGAAACAGAACTGATTTCTGGAAGCCCCAAGATGGGGAAAACAACATTCGAATCGTTCCCACTTCCGATGGGGACCCTTTTAAGGAAAAGTTCTTTCACTATAACGTGACACATGGTGGCTTTCTATGCCCCAAGAAGAACTTCGGAGATGAATGTCCAGTCTGTGATTTCGCTACCAAGCTTTGGAACGAAGGAACGGAGGATAGTAAGAAGATGGCCAAGGGCCTCTTCGCAAAGCAGCGATTCTTTTCGCCCGTACTCGTTCGGGGAGAAGAAGAGCAAGGTGTTAAGGTTTGGGGTTACGGGAAGATGGCTTATGAAAAGCTTCTTACCATTGTTCTCGATCCTGATTACGGCGATGTTACTGACCACGAGGATGGTAATGATCTCAAGGTAATGTATGGTAAGCCCCCGGGCGCTTCCTTCCCTCGCACGGATATCCGACCCCGCCCACGCAAGTCTCGCTTGTGCGACGATGCAGTTGGCGGTGATGATAGGTGTGCAGAGTTGTTGGAGTCAGTACCAGACTTTGAAAGGCTCTTCGAACGCAAGGCAACGGAGGATGTCCAGGCACTCCTGGATACGTTTCTTGACGGAGACAGCACTGACGGACAAGTCGAGCGGTACGGAGACACCAAGCCGGCACCCCCAACGGGAACAGATGCCGTGGAAGCAGCTTTCAACGATCTTTTGAATACTTGAGGTACATAGATGGCAAAGATTGCTAAAATTAAAACTGGAAAAATCTCAATGGATGAGATGCGACGTATTATCAACAAGAAAGCAGGTAGAGATGTCGCACATAGTCTCTCCGGAGAGAATCCGACAGAAGTGAAGGAGTGGATTCCAACCGGCTCGCGCTGGTTGGACTCCATTATCTGCAAAGGAAAGCTAGCAGGCATTCCGGTTGGAAAGATAGTTGAAATAGCAGGGCTTGAGGCGACTGGGAAGTCTTACATGGCTACCCAGATCGCTGCCAACGCACAGAAGATGGGGATTGATGTGGTATACTTCGATTCTGAGTCTGCAATTGATCCGAGCTTTCTAGAACTAGCTGGCTGCGATCTTGAAAGCCTGATGTATGTTCAGGCTGAAAGTGTAGAGTTTGTCTTAGAGACAATCGAAGAGCTTTTGGACACGGGAAACAAGTGGTTGTTTATATGGGACTCCCTTGCTTTGACTCCCGCTATTTCAGATGTTGAGGGCGACTTTAACCCACAGTCTTCAATGGCAGTGAAGGCTAGAATTTTGTCGAAAGGCATGTCAAAGTTGACCGTGCCAATTGCCAACAGCAAAGCAACCCTTCTGGTTCTGAATCAACTTAAAACCAATATTACTCGATCTCCATCTGAGGCCATGACAACTCCGTGGGTAACTCCGGGTGGCAAGGCTATGCACTACGCATATTCTTTGAGGATTTGGCTCACTGGCCGAAAGGCAAAGGCATCGTTCGTAACAGATGAGAACGGTTTCAGGGTTGGGTCCGAGGTAAAAGTTAAATTAGAAAAGTCTCGGTTTGGTACTGCAGGAAGACATTGTAACTTTAAGATCTTGTGGGGGAATTCAGATAAGATCGGAGTTCAAGATGAAGAGAGTTGGTTTGATGCAGTTCAGATCTCTGAAAACTTTAAACAGTCTGGAGCATGGTTCTCTATCATTCATGAGGATGGTACAGAAGAAAAGTTTCAGCGTAAGAAGTGGCTAGATAAATTGGAAAATGAGAAATTTCGTGAAAGAGTCTTGCAAATCATTGATCAAGATGTTATAATGAAATTCGACAATAGAACAGGAAACGCCTCTGACTATTACGAGAAAGAGGACGAGATCCCACCTGTCAAGGAATAATAATCCTCCCTAATTAGGCCTTGACAAACCTTAACACCCCAGGTATGATTATACCTGGGGTGTTTTTTTAAAGAAAGAAATGCAATTATGTTTACTTTAACACAATATATGCTGGATGAGCGATTGATGTACGGCGTTCTAGCCGACATCTTGTTTTTTGGATCTCTTTGGTGGGGGCTCTGGAGAATAAAACAGTGCAAAGTTTTGGGCGATGGAGATAAATAATGAGTAACAAGAGATTAATGGTTGTCGATGCGCACAACCAATTTTTAAGATCTTATATAGTGGACCCTAGTTTGTCTAGTGATGGTGCTCCCATTGGGGGCTCCAAGGGTTTTCTAAAGATTCTAAATAAACTTTCAAGACAAATACGACCGGACATGATCGTGGTTGTATGGGACGGTGAAGGCGGCTCGAAGAAACGCAGAACCGTTAACAAGAATTATAAGGCAGGCAGGAAGCCAATTCGCCTGAATAGATCATCGAGACACCTAACAGAAGAACAAGAAAAAGATAACAGGATCTGGCAACAGATGAGAGTAGTTGATTATCTTAATCAGACACCAGTCGTACAGTTCATGGAACCTCACGTCGAAGCTGATGATGTGATATCCTACGTGGTGCAAATGAATGAATTCTCAGATTATCAGAAGGTTATCGTGTCCAGTGATAAAGATTTTATCCAGTTATTGGATGACAAGACGTTATTATTTCGGCCAACACAAGATGAGATTTTGAACAAGAACAAGGTGGTTGAAAAGTTTGGCATTCATCCAAGGAACTTTGCTCTTGCCCGTGCTATGGCAGGCGATAAAAGCGACAACCTTCCTGGTGTTCAGGGTGTGGGTCTGGCTACCGTGGCAAAGCGCTTCGAAGACTTCGGGGAAGATAGGGACTTTCTCGTAGAAGATTTGTTCAATGCCTGCCGGGCTGTAATGGAAGAGGAAGATAACAAATTAAAAGTTTTCGAAAGAATTTACGAGAGCAAGGAACTTGTTGAGTCTAATTATAAAATAATGCAACTCTACTCTCCTTCTATCTCCACTCAGGGTAGGACTAGAATCAGGCAAACTTTTGAAAACTATGAAGCAGAACTCAATAAGACAGGGCTTAGAGCCTTGATGCTTCAAGATGGCATCGGGGAGGTGTCATTGGATTCCTTGTTCGAAAATTTTAATCGGATGGTCTCGCCTTTTTAGTTCCTTTTCTAAGGAATGTGTGGTAAGATTATAAAATAGGTGGGAACTTAATGAAACAAGAAAAAGAAGATTTTTCCAAATTCGGAAAATCATTTCAAGAGGATCTTTGTAAGCTTATCCTGACAGATAGGCCCTTTGCGGATCAGATTTTTGAAGTTTTGGATATAAATTTCTTGGAACTAAAGCACCTTAGGGTGTTTGTGAAGAGAATAATTGGATACAGAGATAAATATGGTATCCACCCCACCGAAAAGATAATGAAGTCCATAATCAGGACTGAACTTAAGAGTGAAAACGAATCAACACAGATCAGTATTAGAGATTATTACGCGAGAGTCTTAGCTTCCACGGAGAGCCTTGAAGGTTCTGAATATATAAAAGATGTTGCTCTTGATTTTTGCAGAAAGCAAAAACTCAAAGAGGCCTTGATTAAGTCTGTCGATCTTATTAAAAGATCATCGTTTGATGAAGTCAGTATGTTGATCAACGAAGCAATCAAATTGGGCAGCGATAATAATTTCGGATATGATTATCTTGCAGACTTTGAGTTAAGGTTTCAATTAAAGGCCAGAAATCCCGTCACTACAGGCTGGCCTCAGATTGATGACTTGATCAAGGGTGGCCTAGGCCGCGGCGAACTCGGTGTTTGTGTAGCTCCCACAGGCGCAGGTAAGTCTATGGCCCTAGTTCACTTGGGGTCTCATGCTTTGAAGGCTGGTAAGAATGTTGTACATTATACTTTGGAATTAGCAGACACAATCGTCGCTGGTAGGTATGATAGCTGCCTAACGGGGATAGAATTAAAGAACCTTTCTGTGTTTAAAGAGAAAATCTTTGAGGAAATTCAATCGGTGCAAGGAAAGCTGATAGTTAAGGAGTATCCAACTCGTTCAGCGTCCATTCAAACTATCAAAAGTCACTTAGAGAAGATGAAAACAAGGGGGTTTATTCCAGACCTGATCATAGTCGATTATGGCGACTTAATTAAACCAGTTTCTTCGAGAAAAGATGAGAAAAGACACCAGCTGGAGACTATTTATGAGGAGTTACGAGGGATAGCACAGACCCATGAATGTCCAGTCTGGACAGCCTCTCAAACAAACCGGTCTGGGTTAAATGCCGAAGTAATTACAATGGAATCTATATCCGAAGCTTTCAATAAATGCTTCGTTGCGGATTTCATCTTTTCTGTTTCGAGAACCGTAAAAGACAAGAACACCAATGGTGGTCGTGTGTTTGTGGCCAAGAATCGCAATGGTCCGGATGGACTAGTGTATCCAATTTTCATGGATACCAGTTGTGTAAAAATAAAGGTGTTGCCGCCGACTGGAGATACTGTAGATGACATTGTCGAGAAAGCGTCGAAGGAACAGTTTAAGAATTTGAAAGAAAAATACAAAAGTTTTAAGAAGGAGAAACAATGATGGAGCTATCGAGTAAAATTTTATCAGACATAACTGTTTACATGAAGTATGCCAGATTCTTTCCAGAAAAAGAAAGAAGGGAAACTTGGGAAGAATTGGTGACGCGGAATATGAATATGCATATTAAAAAGTATCCCAAGCTGGAATTGCAGATACGAAAAGCATATAAATCAGTCTATGATAAGAGGGTTTTACCATCGATGAGGTCTATGCAGTTTGGCGGAAAGCCAATCGAGGTCGCTCCTAACCGTATTTTTAATTGTGCCTATATGCCCGCAGATGACTGGCGTTCTTTTGGCGAGACAATGTTTCTCCTTCTCGGCGGTACAGGCGTCGGCTACAGTGTTCAAAAACATCATGTTGAAAAGCTCCCAGAAATTACTCGACCCAATTTCAATAGAACTAGAAGGTTTCTTGTCAACGATTCAATTGAGGGCTGGGCCGATGCAGTTAAGGCCCTCATGAGGTCTTACTTCAACGGTGGTTCCAGGTTACGATTTGATTATTCGGATATTAGGCCAAAAGGGGCCAGATTAATAACTTCTGGCGGCAAGGCACCCGGGTCACAGCCCCTGAGAGAGTGTCTTGTTAAGATCGAGGGAATGCTTTCGGAGAAAGAGAACGGCGATAAGCTTGAGCCGATCGAGGTCCACGATATTATCTGTCACATTGCTGATGCAGTTTTGGCTGGCGGAATAAGGCGCGCAGCGCTCATATCTTTGTTTTCTGCAGACGATCATGCAATGCTCTCCGCAAAAACGGGAAACTGGTGGGAGACGAACCCTCAGAGAGGCAGGGCGAACAATTCGGTGGTCCTATTGAGACACAAGATCGACAAAGAGTATTTTATGGACCTATGGGAGAGGGTAAAGGCTTCCGGCGCAGGCGAGCCAGGGTTTTACTTTTCTAATGATAAGGACTGGGGTACCAATCCTTGCTGTGAGATTGGTTTAAGGCCTAACCAGTTCTGTAACTTGACAGAGGTTAACGTATCTAATGTTGAAAGTCAGGAAGACCTCGAAGAGAGGGTTAGGGCTGCTACTTTTATTGGCACGCTACAAGCAAGCTATACAGACTTTCATTACTTGCGAGACGTATGGAGAAGAGTCACAGAAAAGGACGCCCTTATCGGCGTATCCATGACAGGAATCGGGTCTGGAAAAGTTTTAGAATTAGATATGGTCGCAGCCGCGAAGGTTGTAAAGCAAGAAAATGCCCGCGCAGCAGAGCTGATAGGCGTCCGTCCAGCGGCTAGGACAACTTGTGTCAAACCTGCAGGCACTACTTCACTGGTGCTGGGTACATCCTCCGGCATCCACGCGTGGCATTCTGAATACTACGTTAGGAGAATAAGAGTAGGAAAGAATGAACCAATTTATAATCACCTATTCAAGTTCCATCCAGAATTGGTAGAGGACGATTATTTCAGGCCACACGACACAGCTGTCATTGGTATCCCGCAGAAAGCACCAGAAGGTTCTATCTTGAGGACCGAATCGGCCCTGCAACTCTTAAAGAGAGTTAAACAAGTCACTGATGGTTGGATTAAACCGGGGTTTAGCAAGGGCCAGAACACACACAATGTTTCTGCGACAATTTCAATAAAAGATGCAGAATGGGTTGACGTGGGGGAATGGATGTGGGACAATAGAAGTCACTATAACGGACTTTCGGTGTTGCCTTATGACGGTGGTACTTATGTTCAAGCTCCGTTCGAGGAGTGCTCTAAGGAGACTTACGAAGCAATGATGGACTCTTTGCGAGAGGTTAAGCTTGATAAAATAGAGGAATCAGACGACAACACTGATCTCAAAGGCGAGTTAGCCTGTGCTGGCGGTGCATGTGAGGTTAAATATTTGTAAATGATAAAGCGAAAACGTCATATCGCCAAGGCCATAACTTGGAGAATTATAGGCACCTTAGACACGGTCTTAGTTGGGTGGCTTGTATCCGGCGACATTGCCGTTGGGGCCTCCATCGGAGGCCTCGAATTATTAACCAAGACTCTTTTATATTATTTTCATGAAAGAGCGTGGTACCGAAGCCGCTTCGGTGTAGAAAAAATATAATTTTCTTGACAATTGAGCGTTAATTTTTTATACTATATATATAAATGAAAGGAAGTATAATGAGTTCTGAAAACACAGGTAAGGAAGAGCATATCGTTAATTATGTGAAATCTTTTGTTGCTTTAGAGGAGGCTATGGAGCCTTACAAAGAACAGAAGAGAGACTTACGCAGCAGTTATAATGAAAACAANTGGCTGACACGAGATGAGATGCGCATGGCTGTGAAGGCATGGCGTCTTATGAAAACTGATACGGACTTCGAAGAACTGACAGATATCTTCAACCATGTGAANAAAGGATTTAGAGGTGCCTAATAGAGTATTATCACTCAAGCCGCTAAACCGGCATCTGGTTGTGGTGCCGCACTTCAAAAAAGAAAACAAAACAGACCATGGAGTTTTGCTACCAGAAGATTATAAGCCGGAACAGGAGAGGTGGGTTTCTGCTACTGTAGTAGACGTAGCACCTGACTGTACGGAAGACATTCGTCAATTACGTCCAGGCTTTAGCGAGGCTACAGACATTCTTGTGGACAGATCCATGATAGAAGAAATAACACACAAAAGAAAGAAGTTTTATGTAATTTTGGAAAATTATGTTATGGGAATTCTCAGAAGTTGATAAAAAGCCTATTTTTGCAATCCTAGAATTTTTTCGTAGGTAATTTTTCCAGATTTGGAAGCAGTATCATGAACAAAAAATTAATCAGCATTATTACAGTAGCATTGTCTATTTTTACGCTATCTTGTGAGGATAGGTCCGCATCACCATGGTCTTCGGGCCCTGATCTTTTTTTGCCTCCACCAGTAAGAGATGCATCCAACGATCCGGACGCCATTGTTGATGCAGGGATACCAGAATGGGATGCTGCAGTAGACGCAGAAGTAGACGCAGAAGTAGATGCTGGGCCTCCAGTAGTCTGTACTCCCGCGGGAGCTACGGATCCGTGCCAGATCGCGAACCTTCAGGGCCCATGCTCCTATGGGGAAAGAAGTTGTTTAATTACAGAATGGTCTTCTTGCCGGCAAGTGGTAAATCCTAGGATGGAAGTATGCAATCGTATGGACGATGACTGCGACGGTAGCATAAATGAGGCTCCTGGCACTAGTCAGAATAATACGCTTTCTCAACCTTGTTATGACGCGCCCCTCGAAACTCTTAAAGTTGGTTTATGTGTAGGCGGCACTAGGACCTGTGAATTGGACCAAGACTTTGGGTGGGGCTATCACCGCTGTGTTGGCCAGCAAATGCCGAGAGACGAGGCTTGTGATCTCTTAGACAACGACTGTGATGGTAGCACCGATGAGGGTGTGACCAACGCCTGTGGTCAGTGCGCTCCCCTGCCAGAAGAAGTTTGTGATAGTCTTGACAATGACTGCGACGGCCTGACCGATGAGGGCCTACTTAATGCGTGTTTCCGTTGTGGAGATCTTCCAGATGAGACTTGTGACGACATCGACAACGACTGTGATGGTCAAGTAGATGAGGGTTTTCTGAATGCGTGTGGTTTGTGTGGAGATCTCCCGTCCGAGTTGTGCGACTATATCGACAACGACTGTGATGGTCAAGTAGATGAGGGTCTCGGGAACTGCGAGTGCGGAAACCCAACTTACGTCCCTCAACCAGAGGTTTGTAACGGTATTGATGAAGACTGCGACGGCCAAATCGACGAAGGTCCAAATGGCGGGCCCTTAACTACACTATGCGCTACAGATGTACTTACTGGCGAAATAAACACATTCGACAGGAGAGAGGATGGCCCACAGTACGTTGGAAATCATTGTAGGGTCGGTCTGGCCTTCTGTGACGAGAGGCAGGATGATGAAGGTGAAGCTGAGTGGGGGTATTTCGAATGCTTACAAGAAATACTACCAGCCAACGAGAGATGTAACGATATCGATGATGATTGTGATGGTATTCCAGACGAAGGCTTTAATCAAGGTACCGTCGCAGTCATGGTAGTTATGGACATATCAGGATCAATGCAAGCAGATGAACTTAATGAGGCCTTTACATCGATCACCAATACCATACAAAACTTGTTTGACGAAGGTGCAATGGACATATGTTACTTGCTAGCGGTCGTGGGCAATGACCACCAATTTGACCCATATTTGTCTGTCCCGGCCCATACTTGCGTCCCCGGCTTTGATGCGTTTTCAAATGATGACATGTCAAACGCAGTGTCAATCTTAATGACCAACCTTCGAAANGGAACGATAAACCAGGGAGGAAGTTCCGAGAACACTTTCGATGCAATGGGNGACTTTTTTACAGATGATTTAATTGACTGGGACCAAGACGGCACACCAGATGATATAGTGTGGAACACCAATGATCCCAACAATCCAGTGCACTCTATTGATCTATCTGCCATGAACCACAGAATAGTTGTGGTCATGGGTGATGAGCCCGCCCAAGGAGATTTTTGGGATGAAGCTGAAGTTGTCGACGCTATGAGGAGATCGCAAGGGATGGCATTTATAATTGGCACACCAGATCAATGGGTACGAGATAGCTACCAGAACCTCATTGCTGCAGGTGCGGAGTACTATTCGGCAATCACCAGACGCGCCGGCGCTCGAAATGAGAGGACCATTTCCGAGGCTGTACAAACCGCAATAGATGAGGCGGCATGCCTTCAAGAAGATGATGAAGAGGAGGGGGAAGAGCCTGAAATGGCATGCCTTGGCCCAGTTGATAAAAAGCCATCACTATATAAGCGGGTGATGTGTATGATGACAAAAGATAATCTTTGCATATGAACCACAGAAACATAGTAATAGGGAATGGCCTTCCCGCTATTTTGTTTGCTTATTTAAATGATTACACGATTCTCTTACCATCTCACCGCGGCCCGTTTCGATTCGACAAGCTCTCAAAAGACGTAGATATAGGGAAGATTAGTGTACCAACACGCCGAAAGCGCACAATATGGTCGACTCTTTTATTCGAGATGGGTATGAACGGTCTCTCTCCTTATGGCAAGGACGTCAGTTCCATTCGCATCTCAGGGAATAATATAAGTATTACAATTAGAGAATCTTCTGTGATAAAAAATAAATTTGATAATTGTTTTATTTTTGACTCGGACAGTGTACAAATACAGGCAGAAATTGTAGATCCCCTGCCAGATCAACCAGATAGATACAGGGTTTTAGATTGGGTAAATGTTAGATCTGGGTCGGTGCACGATATTGAGATTATAGACACTAGTGACGACTTCGTAAATAAGGTTCACTTTTACAAGTCAGAGCGCATTGACGGTAAGCACAACAAAAAGGATCTCGTCGCGGTTTCTTATTTAACAAAACAGCAGATTTCGGATTTTAACTACTCTGATACGATGGTGAAATTTAAAGTAGAAGATCTAATGAGAAGGAACGGAATCAAAGGAGCGAAGAGTGGTGTCAATCCGGGTGATAAACCGAAAAGATATAGCGTGAAGGTTGAGCCCTCTTACAGGGAAGTTCTCAAGATTTCAAAAACAAAATATAGAGATTTAGAAAATGTTAAGTTTTTGGACTTAACAGAAAAAGAAATAATTGAAAAATATGCTGGAGCCCGGATCTGAAAACATAAAGGCTTTCCATTTGGCAGGAATTGTTCCAGTTGCTGGCCAAAAGCTAGATTTTGATTTTCCCTGGCACGACTGCATGCAGCCGATTAATGAAAATTACCTCTTGGTTGAACGCGCCATTNTAGAGTGTGCCTATGCGGGCTGCGAGACGATATGGGTTGTTTGCAACGACGACATGCAGCCGCTCATTAGACATAGGATGGGTGACTACATAGAAGATCCATATTACCTATCAAAGTCGAATTTTGTAAAATTTCCCAGCGAACACAGAAGGCAAATTCCCATATTTTATTGCCCGATTCACCCCAAGGACCGTGACCGCCGAGACAGCCTTGGGTGGGCTGCGCTCCATGGCGCTCTTAACGCATTTGTAATTAGTAATAAAATAAGCAAGTGGTTAGTGCCAAGCCGATATTACATAACTTTCCCATACGGGGTCTATCCACCGGAAACGGTCTCTAGCTACAGAAANCAGATTTCCCATAAGGATCCTTTCTTTTTGTCTTTTCAGGGCAAGACTGTAAGAGATGGGGAATATTTAGGCTTTACGATGAGTGGAGAGGAATACAAAGAATACGTGAGGTCGATAAAGGAAAGTTGTACATTGGGGGATAAAAGTCTCCCGCCAGAAGAAAGATGGTCTTCTAGGCATTTTACACTTGACAAAATATTTGGATGTGGTAATATTGTAGAGTCTAAAAAGCTTGAATTGCCTTGGTATCACAGGACAGATACATGGGAGGGTTTGAAGGACTTCTGGAAAAGTTCAGAAAGCGACAAACTAAAAAGGCCTTCAGCATCGATGTTTAAAAAATCAAAATATAGCAAAATTGGAGCACCAATTGAATAACAAGGTGGAACGTAAAAATTCAAAAATTCCCTTCGTGGGTTTGCATGCACATTCAGTCGCTGGGAGTATTTTTGACGCCCTGGGATATCCTGCAGAGCATATGGATTTCGCATATGGCAACGGAATGGATGCATTAGCACTAACAGATCATGGCAACGCAAACGGACTTGCATATCAAGTTCTTCACGCAAAGAAGATGAAGAAGGATGGTAAGGAGTTCAAGCCTATTTTCGGTGTCGAGGCCTATTTTATTCCCTCTATCTCTAACTGGAGAAAGGACTATGAACAGGCAAGAGAAAAGGCAAAAAACAAGTCATCCCTGGAAGACACACAGTCAGGCGCTACTGTCGAAGACGAAGGATCTAAAAAGGCGGTTAAGAGTCTTCTAAATCGCAAAAGCCACTTAATCTTGCTAGCTCAAAATCCAACGGGATTAAAGAACATATTTAAGCTTATTTCCAGCAGCTACCAAGCGGAGAACTATTATAGGTTTCCCCGGGTTGACTATGCAGCCCTTAAAAGGCATAGTGAGGGTGTAATTGCCGCTAGCGCATGCTTGGGCGGCGTCTATGCTGTCGCCATGCGGGAAAATAGAGAAGACGGCGAAGACGCAGTTCTGAACGCGATGAGACAAACCACTCAAAAGATGCAATCAATTTTTGGCGATAGATGGTTCGGAGAGTTGCAATGGAACAATATCCCGGAACAGCATGATCTAAACAGGTATATTATTCAAATGCATCGCGAGTTTGGCGTTCCGCTTATCTCAACTGCAGACAGCCACTATTATAGTCCAGAAGCGTGGAAAGATAGGGAACTGTATAAGCGCCTCGGCTGGCTTGGCAAGCGCCCGGAATGGATGGGTAATGAGCTTCCAATCGATGTTGAAGAGATCGGTTATGAGCTTTACCCCAAGAACGGGGATCAAATGTGGGAATCTTACAAAAAGTATTCTAAAGACTGCGAAGAAGAATACGACGACGAACTGGTCCTTGATTCCATAAAGAAGACGCATTTCATAGCACATGAGATGATAGAAAGCTTTATGCCAGATAATACTGTGCGTTTACCTGACTTTGTTGTACCTGCCGATACAACCCCGGGAGCAGCCCTTGCTAAGTTATGTATGGAAGGTGTTAGGACTCTCGGGTTGGGAAACAATTTAGAATATGCTTCTAGGCTAAAGAGGGAGATCGAAGTCATCGACGGCCGAGGGTTTAGTAAATATTTCTTGACAATGAAGGCCATTGCAGACCGGGCCACAGAGAAGCAATTGGTTGGTCCAGGCCGCGGCTCTGCAGCAGGTTCACTAGTTGCTTATGTACTCGGAATTACACAAGTCGACCCGATTAAGTATGGCCTTCAGTTCGAGAGATTTTTGACGGTCGGCGGCTCGGGCTATCCAGATATTGATTATGACGTAGCAGATCCGATGTCCCTCAAAGAAGAACTCATAGAGGAGTGGGGTGATAACACTGTGGTTCCAATTACCAACTGGAACACACTGCAACTTAGGTCTCTTATTAAGGATATCTCCAAATTCTATGGCGTACCTTTTGTTGAGGTTAACAGCGTAACTGGCAAAATGATGTACGAAGCTACGCCCCTTGCAAAGAAAGCCCACGGTATTACAGCAGGAGTGTACGTTCCAACTTTTGAGGAATTAATGCTTTACTCGGAAAGCTTAAAGGCGTTCTTGAAAAAGTACCCGCACATTAAAACACACATAGAGGCTTTATACGGTCAAGTAAGATCTGCCAGTAGGCACGCCGGTGGTGTTGTTGTTGGAGAGAACCTTGACGAGTGGATGCCTTTGATTAACAGCGGTGGCATTCGACAAACCCCTTGGAGTGAAGGCCAAAATGTTAGGCACCTAGAGCCCATGGGATTTATCAAGTTTGATATCTTGGGCTTAGCTTCTCTTCGAATGATCGAGGGTGCTATCAGGCATATTCTAAAGAGACATCATGGAAACGACAGTCCTTCTTTTGCAGATGTCAAGAAATATTATGACGAAAACTTGCATCCTGAAGTTTTGGACTTGAGTGACAAGGATGTCTGGAAGAACATATTTCATGATGGCAAGTGGGCAGGCGTATTTCAGTTTACAGAAACTGGAGCGCAATCCTTTTGCAAAAGGGCAAAGCCTAATAATATAATTGAGTTGGCTGCCATTACTTCTATTTATCGACCCGGACCACTGTCCGCGGGAGTAGATAGACAGTTTATAGACGCCAAGAGGAGCCCCCTGGAAGTAGAATACTTAAATGATGTAGTGAAGGATGTAACCGGTGAAACCTTTGGTTTCTTGATTTTTCAAGAGCAAATTGCATTACTAGCCCACAAACTAGGAAAGGATCTTTCTCTAGATGAGGGTAATAAATTAAGGAAGCTACTAACTAAGAAAGGCACCGGAGCTGTTCAGGAAGAAAAGGATAAGATCTATTCTAAGTTTCTTGAAGGTTGTTTAGAAAAAGGAATTAAAAAATATGAAGCCAAGGAATTATGGGAGAAGTTCGAGTATTTTTCTGGGTACGGCTTTAACAAGTCTCATGCTGTATCATACTGCATGCTTTCTTATCAGTGTGCTTGGTTATTAAACTATTTCCCTTCTGAGTGGGTCGCAGCATTCTTAGATAAGGAGCCAGACTCTCGCAAAGAAAAGGCAATAAATGTTGCCAAGAGTTTTGGGTTCGACATAGAGCCGCTGAACATAAATACTTCTGGTGCGGTTTGGGAGATCTCACCCGCCGGCGAGACTTTGATCCAACCCTTGACATCAATAAAGGGTCTTGGTGAAAAGGCGATTGAGCAGATTATAAATAATAGGCCGTTTAATAAAATCGAGGAATTTCTCTTCAATGAGGAGATAATTTACAGTAAATTAAACAAGAAGGCCTTGGACGTCCTGGTGAGGTCTCAGGCACTAAACCCCTTGATGGATGAGAGGTTCCAGGGCCTTAAGCACTTTTGGTCTGCCGTCGCAGTCGATCGACCGAGGAAAGAAAAGAACCTGACTGACAATATTGAGAGATATGTCGAAGAAGGAGACTTTACGGAAGAAGAGAAGATTGAATATTTGGTGGATTTGACGGGTGTGTTCCCGATGAATCTAGTCATGGACGAGAACCTGCGCCGTCGCCTAAGCGAGCTTTACGTGCCTCCTATTAGCGAATATGATAGGGATTTACGAGTCGTATGGTTCATACCAAGAGAAATTATTAAAAAGAAAACGAAGAATAATAAAGATTATTATATCGTAAGAGTTATAGACAGCAATAGCGAAATCAGGTCTATAAAGTGTTGGGGCGTTAGGCCAGATAAGGACTTCATTCATATCAATAGGCCTTACATGGCAAAGCTGAGTTACCACCCTCAATGGGGATTCAGTTCTAGAAAGCTTTCTTCAGAATTTAAGTTATTGGCATAGGAGCAAAAGATGAAACTAAAAGTTTTTAAATTGAGAACAACGGCAAAGCTTCCAGTTAGGGCCTACCCGAGTGATGCTGGCATGGATTTGTTTTACTGTCCAGACAGTGAGAATAATAACAATTTCAACAAAAAGAATGAAATTAGAATTGGCCCGGGATCTGGATCCCTTATTCCGACAGGCTTAAAGATAGGTGTGCCAGAGGGCTACATGCTGGAGATTAAGAACAAGTCTGGTGTAGCTACAAAGCAGAGGCTAGTTGTCGGTGCTTGTGTCGTCGACAGTGGCTATGACGGTGAGATATTTGTTAATTTGAACAACATTGGTACCACGGTCAAAGCCATCGCCCCCGGGCAAAAGATAGCTCAGGCTGTCTTGGTGCCTGTTGAAACCTGCGGAATAGAAGAGATAAAGCAGGACAATGTTTATGGTAAACAAACAAAGAGAGCTTCAGGTGGCTTCGGCTCAACTGGTGATTTTTAATGTCATCTGCGAGTCGAAAACTCCGCCGCAATAAGAAAAAGCAAGCGAAAAAAGATATGCAGGAAAAGCTAGGCCTTTTCGAAAAGATTCCAGACAATTGTTCAGCATGTGAAAAGGCATATGATAAGAAAGATAAAGAAATGGTCATGACATGGAATGTCGTGGTGAGAGAAAAAGAAGAGATTGTTAGACTGTACTGTCCCGAATGCTGGTCCATGGCTAAAGATCTCATAGAAAAAGTGATAAAGGATGAAACAAATGTTCAAGAAGACGTATAGTTTTGATGATGTGTTATTGGTACCTCAAGCAAGCGATATCAAGTCGAGGACGGAGATAGATATCGGCTCCACACTGGGAGGTCACAAATTCGTTTTGCCAATCATCTCGGCACCGATGGACACGGTGACTGATCACCATATGTCACTAGCCTTGAGAAATCAGGGAGGCATGGGAGTTGTCCATCGCTACAATTCGATCGAAGAACAGGTGGAGATCATAAGTCGAGTTGAATTCGGATCGAAAGAACCCGGCCCTTGGGTTGCTGCAGCAGTCGGGGTGTCTGGAGATTTTGAAGAAAGAGCATGTGCCCTGTTTGATGCCGGCGCTCGCGTAATCTGTGTCGATGTTGCCCACGGACATCATACTCTCGTTAAGCACGCGCTAGAAACTTTAAGGGGCGTTTTTGGAGAGTCGATTCACATCATGACTGGTAACGTTGCAACTCTTGAAGCGTTTAATGATTTGTCTGACTGGGGCGCAGATAGTATAAGAGTTGGCATAGGTGGCGGCTCTATTTGTTCAACAAGAATCATGACCGGCCACGGAGTGCCAACATTTCAGTCTGTTTTGGATTGTGCAAAATCAGATAGAAACGCCAAGCTAATTGCAGATGGCGGGATCAAGACTTCTGGGGATATAGTGAAGGCCCTCGCTGCCGGCGCAGATTTTGTGATGCTAGGGTCAATGCTGGCAGGGACAGACGAGACCCCAGGCGCTATATTGCAAAAGCATGATGGGACGACATATAAGATATACAGGGGAATGGCTAGTAAAGAGGCCCAGTATGATTGGCGCGGAGAAGCAAGGTCTCTAGAAGGCGTATCAACTACCGTCCCGGGCCGCGGCCCAGTTAATAATATCTTGAAAGACTTGGCTCAGAATATTAGAAGCGGATTATCCTATAGTGGAGCAAGGAACATTAGAGAGTTGCAAGGAAAATCTGAATTTATTATACAAAGCGGGGCTTCTCAGATCGAAAGCGGAACACACATCTTTAATGTCAGAAAATAAATATAAATACGGGAAAGAAGGCAAAAAGATTGTCTTTCAGGATTCCGACAAGAGACACGCGGATTTAAGGATAAGACTAAGATATGATGGCTTGACTCAGTTGCAGTTTTTTAGAGCTATGGTCACAGGGTATTTATCTAGGGATCCTCGAATACTTGATTATGTAAATGATTTAAAAGACGTTGTGGCGAAACAAGGTAAGAAGAAATTAGAAAAGAGCAGGGAGCTTGTCGCCCTAGGAAAAGAGACAGAAAAGCTTTTTAATCTTAGTGAAAAAGAAGCAGAAGACTTATTTGATTTAATAGCAAAGGAATTACCAGATCTATGAGACAGTGTGCAAAAGAGTGTGTTAAGGTGAACAAGCCTTGCGAGCAAAAAGACTGCCGGTTGTGGATAGATTACAAAAAAGAGTTGAACTGTTGTTTGATTTCTATTGAGGAAAGTAGAACGGGCCGACTCACTCTACATGAAGTAGGTGAAAGGTTGGGTTTCAGTTTTGTAAGGATTCGCCAAATAGAACAAAAAGCTATTCAGAAAATGTCTAAAATATTTTTAACTTTTTAGCTTTAAGAACACTATTTACTTGTGAGTAATACCAATTCTTATTCTTTCGGCTAGCTAGGAGTAAACAGATGTCTAAGAAAAACCTTTTAAAAGAAGCGACAATTCGGCGCTTTGCAACGCTTGCGGGAATCCCAGTCCTCAGAGAAATGGGCTTTCCTGGTAGGAACGACGATTCTTCCATTGAAGAAGACGCTCTTGAAGAGGAGACTATCGAAGAAGAACTTGAAGAAGAAGATCCTTTAGCAGTCGAAGAAGAGCCCGGTGAAGTCCCCGCCGAAGAGCCCCTCGGTGATGAGGAGCTTGGCGGCGAAGAAGACCTCGGCGGCGAAGATGTTGAAGCGGAGGTTTCAATTCCGGAGTCCGATGTAGAGGCCCTTCGAACAGCTAGAGATGTCATCGACCAAATTCTCGGCGCTTCAGATGGTGGCGAAGAAGACCTTGGTGGTGAAGAAGACCTTGGCGGCGAAGAGGATCTTGGTGGCGAAGAAGACCTTGGCGGCGAAGAAGACCTTGGTGTCGAGGAAGAAGAGGAAGAACTCATGATGAATGAGTCGGCCGTAAATTCGATCATTGACCGAATCACCGAAAGAGTTTCTAAGAAAATTATAAAAGAGGCATTAAATCGCCAAAAGAAGTAGTTTTCTGTTGACTTTTCCCTGAATCTAGCTTAATATATACATATGTTGACTTACGCATTATGGTTTTTTCTCGGGGCCTTCGTTCACAAGCTCCTATCCTTTGCCCTAAGCTTGGGGCACAATCTCATAATTTTTGAAAACACTACAGATTCAATCTTATCCATAATGGATGCAGTTTCAGAAGATGTTCAACGTGCAGCAGAAATGAAGCACAAATACATCAGGGGAACTGAAATTCCTGAGAAAATAATCAAAAACATTGAAGAAAGTGATAAAAACTTTCTCAATGACTGGAGAAGCGTTATAATTAATAAGATGCTTGCGCACACGCCGCAAGCATTTTATAGATACGTTAAGTACACTACGTGGGAAGAGGCACAGCCTCGTGTAAAACAACTGAGAATTAGAAGAAGGGAGGATCAATAATGAGCATTGTCGCAGTTGCATGGTCACAAAAGAATAAGGTATCCGATAATAAAGAAGAGTATTCTTATATGATACAAGCCTCGGGCTCGGGCAAGAGGGATATCAACAAGATCATAAAGGAAATGAAAGATTTCCGCGTCGTGGGAGATGGTTATGATTCCGCCCAAGACAGGATGATTGTTCTCTTACAAAGAACTTTCGAAGAAAGGGAAGATTGGGTTAGTTTTGCGAACACCCTTTCTTTTGAGTTATCTGACATTACAGGAAAGAAAGAAAAGGTATTTAATGCAAAAAAGTGAAGTTCTTTCGGATGATAATCAAATTGTCATCATCAACAATATGGAGCCTCCTTCTCAGAAGGAGGATGAACTTAGAACGATTTCGATCTATGGAGACATAGAGGAAACTAAGTGCTCTGAGGTCGTAAGCGTCTTGATGTACTTGAGGGACACGGCGTTGGTTCCTAAGCTTACAGATCCCGAAAATCTAGAGTCTGAAATCGTTTTTGACAGTAAGCCGATAAAAATGATCGTCTCTACTTACGGCGGATCTTCTGCTGAGATGTTTTCTGTTTACGACACAATGAGGTCGGTTAAAGAGACTTGCGACGTCGAGACTATCGGCCTAGGCAAGGTTATGTCAGCTGGTGTTCTTCTCTTAGCAGGCGGTACAAAAGGCAAGCGAAAGATAGGAGCTAATTGCAGAGTGATGATTCATAATGTGATGGGTGGATCTCACGGAATGCTGTCAAATCTCGAAAACGATATAGAAGAAATAAAATGGTCTCAAGCCAATTATATAAAGTGTCTCGCCGCCGAGACAAAGCTAACCCAAACCAGATTAAAAAAGATGCTGAAAAGAAACATGGATGTTTATCTTTCTGCCGAACAAGCAGTTGAATTTGGCATAGCAGATGAGATAATTTGATACTAATTATAGTAGAGGTGTATAGATATGTCTGATTTTGATAAACTTACCAGTCTTTACGAAAACCCATTTCACAAAATGTTGTTTGAAATGGTGGAAACAGTTATGAAAGACAAGAGCTTCGAGGGTGTCGGAGTAATAAACGAGGAGGACTTGAAGTATCTGGATCAATTTGCAGAATCTTTGAGTAAGTTAGCACCAAAAGAAGTCATTTCAGAAATGTCAGCCAGGGCCCGCAGAAAAGAAGCCGAGGAGTTCTTGGTTTCGCTTCCGGCGTTCATACCAACAGAGGCGTGGGGTGACCCCAACAGCGTAGACAGAAAGACCATGAACAGGATATTCTCTGTTGTAGGTGGCGGCGCAGATGTTGCGGGCAAACTGGCATATCTCCAGAGGCTTTCGCACCCGAGTAACAGGATTACTTCGCCTCGCAGAATTATATCTACCTTAATTATATTAGAGGCACTCGCAGCCTTAATAAAGAACTTCAACGAGGCCTCCGCGGGATTTGTATTCGAGGGCTGGCTTTCAGCTTTACTTCATGGTCGACAGGAAGCCGAAAGAACTGAAAAGGGCAACCTTCCGATACAGGATTTGGTAGCGTTTACTGAACTTCGATCAGGCGGAGGCGAGGTGCCTGTAAGTTTGAAGTTGTTAAGTCCGAAGACTTTAGTTGAAGGTAGCTTTACAAACCTTGTCGATGCCCTCTTTGACGAGCCAGATTTCGGGGGGAGGATGCTTTACGTTGTAGCTAGAAAGCTTGGAGAGTCTATC